GACTGCCCTCCGCACTGTCTCCGGTGTTCTCTGCCTGCTGCCCCTCTGCGGATTCATTTCCGGTCAGTATCTCGACAGTCTTTGCATCTACTTCCCCAACCTTTTCTCCGCTTTCATTGTATGCGTTGACACTGCCATCCGGATTCGTTTCCAGTGCGCCCTCCGGAACATTATCCGTCAGTGACCCGATCACGTTTCCATCTTCATCCCAAACGACGAAACTCTCGTCTTTCGCCGCTGCCTTGAGTGCTCCCTCTATGGTCTTGTACGGCTTGCACTGTGCCTTAATAAACTTCTCTCCGATTCCGAGATAATACATTTTTGTTTCACTCATGTTCTTCCCTCCCTATATTGTGAATAATTTGCTCCATGTATCCGCGCCGATGCTACCGTCCGGTGTCAGACCGCTCGCGGACTGGAATGCCTTTGTTGCTGATTCCGTGATACTGCCTGCCTCCCCGTCAAGGTCTCCATAATAAAATCCCATTGCGCGGAGGAGACCCTGTGCAAGATATACGAACCGATCTTTACTGCCATTCTTCACAATGGCAAACTTATTCGCGTATTCCCTGCACTTTGAAAGAAAGTTCCGGTTTTTGAGATCGAATGTATATCCGGCCTTTTTCTTATTCATTTCGTATTTCCATACACAGAGAGCGGCATCCCTTGTCTTTTGCCCGAAACTGTTATCGACTGCAAGCAACGCTCCGCAGTTCGTTTTGATTGTGTTCGGATACTGTCTGTTGAGATATGACTGGAAATCGCTCACACTGCACTGAAATTCTTTCGGCTGCTCTCCCGTAGATGCTGCGCCGCTGCCTCCTGCAAAATCTGCCACCCTGCCATATCCAATTATGTACTTGTCGGACACCTTAATGGTTCTGTATCCGACCGCATCATTTTTATTTCCCTCGATCGCTTTGATTGTGTCTCCGGTCACATCCACCACATACCCCACATGAGTGGAATCGTCCTGTGTATGTTTGGATGAATAGAAAATCACATCTCCGCGCTTTGGTGTGTAATTGCCTCCGTAATATCGCCCCTTTTCATATCGCCCCTTTTTTCTGAACCAATCTGCACCGACATCACAGGACGCAAAGGTCGGAATGAGGCTCGTCGCCACTCCCACCATTCTCGCCACAACAGTCACAAAAATAGCGCACCACGCCACCGTCATAGCAAAACCTGCTCCCGTAATATTGTTATAATACCGGATGAACTGATCGTCTCCGGTCGGTTCGCTCACTCCGAGGAACGAAATTGCTTTTTTAATCATTTTCTCGATCACTGTCTTTTTCCTCCATATCTTCAAACATGTTCCCAAACAAACGGGGATGTTTTCTCTGCATCCAGTCCATAAGCATCAAGAACGGTATTGCCACAAGAACCAAAATCCAAAACGCCCCAACTAATAAACCGATAACCATTCCGGTGACGATCGCCACTCCAAACCCTGCCTCGCCATCGTCATAGTATTCCGGAAATTCTTCTTTGTCGTGGTCGTCCATTCTTATGACCCACATCCACCCTATTTCAATTAAGATGAATACCACAAAACCGATCAGCACATACACGAGGATGATGTTTTTCCAGTTGCTCATGATGAAATCAATCACTTGCACCGCCCCCTCTTATTCTGTGCCATTTTTTACATATTCCGCTGCTGCTCTGTTATCCTTGAGCATCCGTTTCATATTCTCAAGAGCCTCGTCGACCCATACCGAAAAGGTGTCAAACGAGACAATCTTTGCAGCTACCGGATACCTCTGCATGAACATGTCATATACATACCGGAGTTTGAGTTGACCTGTGCCTCCTCCGAGTTCTTTCTCTGCGGTTGTAACCGCCAATAATAACCACTGTTTGATCTTTGTCACCTGCTCCGGTGTCGGCAACCCTGCAAACTTATAAACTGCCATCGCAATCGTTCCGATGCCTGCTGCCAGTGCCACGATCAAAAACCAATTTTCAACAATCCATTGAGCCATCCTTATTCCTCCGTTTCTTCATCCGGTGGTGTCAGTTCGCTCGAATTGTCCTGCTTTTTATCCTCCTTTGATTTCAAAAAGGTCTTGCTGACCTTTATCAGACCCATGACACCACCCTCCACCGATAAGAACTGAAAAACATTCTGAATCAGTGTCGACGGTTCTGAACCTGTTTTCACAAAAACCACTATCATCACAATCGTGAATATAAGTGCCGCGAGAATGTCTGCAATGACAATCCGATTCATGAACCTACCGGAAACTTTGTTTTCTGCTTTGGCCTTTTTCATCCGCATCCTCCGGATTTTCCGGTTGTGCCGATGCTGCCTTTTCTGCTCTCTCAATATTTCCTCGTTCCATTCCCGTCTTATCTGTGCAGTTGTCCTCGCCACGTTCACCCTCCTGTTTTATTCCTCCGGATGGATTTCTCCGTCCAGTCGCTTGTGATAACTCTTGAGCGATGATTCAACCTTTGCCACCCTCTCCCTCAATGTGGAAATATCCTCACGAAAATCCCTGTTTTCACGTTTTATTTCCTTGAGATCATTTGCAATGTTTTCCAGTTTTATCATCACAAGAGTATTGTTCTCGGTCTCCTCTTTGGCCTTGTCGACCGCATCCTTTTGATCGCCCCTTGCATCATTTTTCTCATTCCGGCGTTTCGTTGAAAGTCCGAAATAAATCGCAAAGGCGACAGAGATTCCCGATAACAATAGTGATATTTCAATCGTCACCTGTTTCTCCTTTCTCTCCATCGCTGACACATATCTCTTTTGGTTTAATATGCGTCATAGCAATGAACTCTTTTTCTGCCTGTTCTGCTGCCGATTTTCTTCCAGTTGCCTCGATCATCAACTTATGTTCTGTCTTTACAGATACTTCATACAATTTCATTCCCTCCGAAATTGGTTCGCCGTCATCCGTATCTATTACGCCCCTTGAGTGACATTCAATGATGTCTAATTTGTCCGTGATATTACGGAGACGTTCTCTCGTACTTCTTTTTTCGGATTCTGAAATTTTTGCGCTCTCAATAATGTCTTGTTGCACTTTTGAAAGATCATACAGTTCATTCACCACGCCGCTCAACTCCGATACAATTTCAAGCGGTTTCATTCTCATATACATCTCCCGTGATATATTCATATTCCTCTGCGCTTATCTTTCCGGAATCCACCCTCTCCTTGACTTGTTCTCTCGTGAGTTTTCCGGAATTATACAGACGCTTGAAACTTTCTACTACCGTTCTCACAGCAATCCCTCCTCTATCAGTTGCATTGTGTACTCGTCAATAGTCTCGGACTTTTGAAAATCCGTCACAGATGCGACAATGTCTGCTTTGTTCTCATTGACAACCTCCCTTGTGAGCATCATCTGTTGATACTCCCCGATTGTCAACTCACGCTCCTCTCGCTCCCATCCGGTCACTTTTTTCCCGTCCTGCTCGGTCTTTGTCACTTCCTTGATTTTCCGTCTCTGATAGACCGTTTCCGGAGACGAGGTTGTGTCGAACTCCTCCGGCATCGCCGCCTCCGTTCCGAACACTGTTCTCCATTCTTTCACGTTTCTTTCTCTCCTCTCTCTTTGAATGTTTGCTCACTAATTTTTTCAGTTTCTTCACGTTCACATTCGGCTTTATCCTCTGCAGATACATGTCGTATGTGTCCGTATGGTCTATGTATCCCATGTACGAGAGCATCACCGTCGCATCATACCATGTTATCCGGTCTTTCTTTGCCATCCGGTTCGCTTTCCTCGTCGTGCTCAACATGATGGACTCCCTCAAGATAGTCTTATCGTGATAGAACTGGAATCCCATGAAATCAAGCGGCCTGCCTTTCCTCTGTCCGGTTTTCCTCTCAATATAGTCAAAGCGGAACACTTGATGATTGTATTTCATAAGCAGGTGTAAACGCTCATTCAGATAGACCTCGATTGCCTGCTGCATCCGGTGCAGTTCCTTTTTGTTTCTTCCGAAAATCACCATGTCATCCGCAAACCGAACATAATGATCCGCGTGAAGTTCTTCTTTGATGTAATGGTCGAGCGGCTGCAACATGAAATTTGAAAACCATGCAGATGTCACAAAACCTAAGGGCAATCCCTGCTCGCACCCATCCAAAATCAAATTGATTAGATGCAACATTCTCCGGTCTCGGATTTTCGATGCTATCCACTCTTTTAGGATGTCATGGTCGACAGATTCGTAAAAATGCCGGATATCCATTTTCAGAACATATTTACAGTTCTTTATGTCTCCGTGAATCCATTTCTCAATGTACTTCTTTCCATAGTGCGCACCGCGTTCCGGAATGCTGCCGCATACTAACTCATACATTCCTTGCATCATGATGTCTTTACATGCGTTGATGACGCAATGATGAACGACCTGCTCGTAATTGTAACGAGGCTTTTCAATGTCTCTTGTCTTTTTCGATGACCCCTCATTGATTCTCTGCTTTGAATGCCGCGTTGGATGCCATGCGTTTTCCGGATGCACGACATCCATCCCCTCCGGCGCGGTATTCTCTAACTGATTAACGAGGATTTTCACATGTCTGTCGAGGTTTTCCGGATTTAATATCGCCGCTACATCCGGCCTCTCGGTTTTTCCTTTTGCTGCGGTGTGGAAACATTTCTCGACGTTGCTATGCTCAAGCATAGGCTTATACAGGTTATTGACGGATTTCTTTCCCATTCTTTCTTATCACCTCAAGGTCTTTCGGAATAACTTACTCGACCCTGCCTGCATCGGTACGATTTCCACTCAATAGACGTATTTCAACGTCCTGCGGTGTAGGAGAACGACAAGCATTTGATGAATGCTCCGTCATTTGATAAGATTGGCTCGCCGCGATGTTCGCGTTCACGTTCGTCGCAAGGTTGTTCAAATTCCAGTACGACAGGCCACACTTCGCCGCATTGCTGCGGTTGCCGCCGAACAGCGCAGGGAACGCTCGCCGAACCCCCTCTTTTTCCTCGTCTTGTTGGGTCGTCGGTAAAATCACGCTGCAAATTCTACCACGATTTTTCTATTTTGTGTCGATTCTATCTCCGGTTTCCAATATCGTGGAAATGCTAAAACCGGATACCTCGGAGGGTGA